CTTAGACTTAAGAAATTGTATGGGTATGTCTTTATAAGACATAGAGCTTTCTAAAAGTTGAATTTTTGCTCTTAAAGAGTCATAAAAAAATGTATAGGCAGATAATATTTTATTTAGATCTAGATCGCTAGGTTCTCCAGTAGCGTCTCCCGTACCAGCTATAGCATTTAGCCATGCTGAAGGAATCCATTTTTCTACTTTACCTAGAGTTCCAGAATCACCGACTGTTATTACGTCTGAGTATCCACAGTTAATCCACTTTACTCCATTAAATATCCAAAAAGAATAAATTATCTGTTGACCCTCAACTAGGTCTGAATCTATTGCTGATAGTCGATATTCAGAAATTGTTCCCTGGTCTACAACTTCGGCATCATACGGAGTGTCTGGATTTCCAGTAGTGTTCTTTACTAGCTTCCAGTGTGTTGGGGCTGGATCTAGGGGGTCTGTTAAAACTGAGCCCCAGATTAAAGAAACAGCATTATACGTATAGCTCCATGCAAATAGGCTTACGTTATAGTAAGCTCTATTATTTTCTACCTGACCGTATCTAAGGTTAGGAGAACCGTATGTTGCAAACGAATATCTAGCCATTTAAGGTTACATACCCGCTAACAAAAATGAATTAAACGGAGCAGACTCTGCTGTTTCTAGTGCTGTTTGAGCTTTGTTGTCTAGAGTTGTGTACTCAGAGCTTCCAACGTATAGTACGTTAGCAGTTCCCACTTTTGGTAAACCTGAACCATTTAAAGCAAACCCTAGAATATTTGCAGAGTTATATGCCTCAAATAGGTTAGAGGTGGTTGTTGCACTGGTATTCTTTAATGTTAAAGCAACTGCATTGGAGACAGACATGTTGTCCCCAGCTTTTTTTACGTATGGGCTTATAGCTAAGCCATTTACAAGTCCAGCCTCAATATTAGAGATTCTATCGTCTAAAGAGTTCCAAGTGCTTGTAGATGAAAATGTTCCCGAATAATTTGACGTAAGTAGGCCGTTTGTTGCATCCGTAGTTCCATTTAGGGTTATTTCTATAGCTCTAACTTCATCTTGTAGAGCGTTAATATGATCTGCAAGAATCGTATCTTGTAGATCTACTTTTGCCGTAAACTGTCTTACGGTAGTGGGAAATGATGCTGGCATTTTTTATCCTTACGCTATTCCACCGATTGGGGTGGGGAACACTAGATTGGCTGGAAGCAGGTATGGTATTTGACCAGCAGCTAAAGTTATAGATGCTGAGCTAGCCCCATTATCCGTATTCATTTTGGTTATGTCTACGGACACTACGCCCTCTATACCCGCAATTGTAGCAATAACTGAGGACTTAGGAATGGATCTTCCAAACTCATTTTTGTCGTAGTGGAATAGGCCACCTGGATTTAAAAGGGCTTTAGATACTGCAAGTTTTACAGCAGAGTGCTTATATTGGTCTGCCAAGGTTAAAGCTACAGTTAGATAGATAGGTACATATGTTGGGTTTTGAACTGTAACTGTTGTTCCAACTGGAATTTTATCTTCAAGATACGCAGAAATTGCTGCAGCTGACGTATTCCAAGCAGTAGTGGTGCTTCCATTATATATTCCAGGAGTCGTGCTTCCGTCATCTGGTGACTGTACATATAGGGTTACTGAGCTATAGACTCCAGCAACTGCTTTTACCTTAGCTACTCCAGAGACCTGCATAGCAAGCTTTTCATAATCTTCTAAAGTAACTGCTCTTTTTCTTGATATGATTGCTGACTTAATTCCTTTACGAAGCTGCTCTAAGGAGTCTGCGTCTGCCCCTCCAATTGCGGCTGAAGCATTAGACACTGAAAGGTATGAGAGTGCTTCCGGATTTCCGTTTCCAGGAATAAATGTCACTTCTTTTATAGCGTTAGCAATTACGTTTCCAGCTATGCCCAAACTGTTTTTATACAGTGCAGAAATCAACTGATTGACTGGAGGTATTGCCCCATTAACTCCATCTCCAAATACAACGGTAGTAGACCCATCTTCGTCAATTCTTGTCGTAAAAATTAGTGAGTTTGGACCATAATCAGCTAAGCTATCTACATACCTCCAAGAACCAAAAGCTACTCCCTGACCAACGTATACTACAAGAGAGTTATCTACAACTCCAGGCTCATAAATGTAAAATTCTTGGTTGGCTAGTCCTGACGATGTTCCCAAGTTAACAGGTAGGGGTTTATTAGTAGCTGGATTAATAAGGTCTGGACGATCTGTATTTACCGTCTTTCCTTCTCTAGCTGTAACTGTGATTGTTTGATCGGGCTGTAATTGAACTACAGCCTGAGTTGTTTCAAAGAATACTTCGGTAAATGGACCATAGGTTAATGGGGCCATAACCTGCGTACCAATAGGTAGGTCTAGAGTTTCGGTGCTTATATTTGTAAAAGCAACGCTTACCTGTGCCGGAATAGGACCAGAAGGCCTATAGCCGTACAGCTCTGCAAATTTAAGTAAAGTCTCTCGTTTTACTGCTGTTTCTACAGAGGTTTCATTTGCGACTCGGTCTATATAGTAAGACATGATGTCTCCCATATATGCAACAGCTTCTAGAAGAACTGAGCCTAAATCAGACGGGTCATCAACAACCCAGTCATATCCAGTCCTAACATTTACAAGATTTATAAGATCCAGTTTTAGCGATTCAAAGTCTCTGGAGGTATAGTCTATTTGGCTCATTTTTATCCTAATCTGCTAACGGATCCGTCAGCTCCAAAAATAGCTGAATTTACAGTGATTGATGTTGTAGTATCGTTTGGAAGCTCTATTCCTAAAATAATACTTGAATAACCATCAAAATCAGGGGTGGAGATATCAACACTGCTAATTGTAATAGCCGGTATCCACCTAGCTACTGCAGTAGTTATTGCAGCACGGACTGCCGCAACAAAATCATTATCGTTCTCAAATAAGGCGGTTGCTATATCTGTTCCATATTCTGGAAGCATAGGTCTTTGCCCAATATGGGTAGACAACAGGGTAACTAATTTATCTAAGTAAATTTTTGACTCTCTATATGTAGAGTCTGTTTTACCAAAGGCGTCTAGTGTAAAGGGATAGCTTATAGATATCATTGCTGTACTCCAACCCATACCGGATATTCTGGATCTCCCGCAACAAACATAACCCAAACCATTTGGCCTACTACAGGGACGCTTCTATGAAAGGTATGCTCTGGAACCTTTATAGAGGTGTCTGTAGTGGTTGTTCCTGGGGCACTTAATCCACTAGCTGTAGTATAAAGACTATTTTCTTTTGAGTCTGTCGTAGATGTGGGCGCATTATCTACAAATATGCTTTTTCCTTTAATCTTTGTCTTTTTCTTAGTAACCACGTGTTGATGATTAAGCTGTTGATTTCCTGGAGATTTTGGAACAATAGTTAGGGCCGGTACAGTCTCCGTATCCCCTCTGGAGTCGGTAACCGATACGGGGGTAGTTGTCAGCATAGCGGCTATTTGAGCTGCAGTGTGGGGAGCATGATCTGGATGGTATGATGAATCAGTTATTGGAAGGCAAGCTCTTGCCCAAGCGGTAGTCTCCTGCCCCGTAGTTTGAAACACCTTTACCTGTATTCTGTTTCTTTTTAGGGGATCATTAACAGATACCACTTTGCCCTCGTATATGCCATAAAACCTGTGACGACCTTGAGGGTCCATCCCATAGTCTAAAAATGAACTTGTGCTCATAGTACTGTCCTAGAGCTATTTGCAACCCAAGTAGTTGTACGAGATATAGATGAAAAATCTGGCACAGCTGTTTGATACAGATCTGGAGATGTTGGGTCAGGAGATAAGGCTCTTGCCGGGGTTGAAATAGTGGGAGAAGAAACCTTGGGAGTTGTTAAAGTTGAAGAGTTTACGGACAAAGAATAATCAACTAATCTAGAGTCAGATGTACGTATCGCCTGCTTTGATATCTCACTGTTTACGTCTCGATATTGCTGCTGTTTATATGCGTTAGGGTCCGTTTCACCTAAAACATCGGTCCCCAGTTCCACCTCAATCATGTATCTAGCAAGCTCTGATCCAAAGATATGCTTTACAGATAGGACTGTCCAGTATCCAGACATGCCGTTAGGTAGCCCATCTAAATAGATGGGTTCATATGGTTTAACTCTAGAGTCTCCAACTATTGTAGCCTTTGCACGGTGTGCATATCTACGAGCATCCGAAATGTCTGAAGCAATAAGCTTAGAGTCGGTAAGGCTATCGGCTACCTCATAAGGGTTATAGGACTTCCACTTAGCTTTTGCTTTTTGTTTAGAAAACTTAGATGTCATTTAGGTAATCCTCATCCGGCACAGTTACTACACCAAGTTCAGGTTTAGTAAAGTCCTTTAGTGAGTGAGTAGCAGATATTACTTCACCAGTAGTGCTGCTTATGCCTGTAATAATTCTATCAACTCTTGTGCCGAGCTCTAAAACCTCATCTGAAACAACTGGCTCAAAATATAGACAAGTTCCAGTAGTTCTTTGTTTTTGGTTTTTACCGTCTACATACTTAAAGTAAGGAGCACCCTTTTTCTTGGCATTATATATCTTAGACTTGCTTACAAAAAATACAGTAGTATTTTCACACTTTAATGCAAACCCTGTTTGTCTAGCTAGTCTTTGTAGCAGCTGCCAGTCTGTTTCTCCAGATTGTGAGACGTTATCTCTTAATCTAGGGTGTCTTTGAGTGACCGTAGCTAAGCCGTGGCGAGCGCACACCTTAGAAACGACCTGATCTGCTGTAACATTCTTAAAAATCTTTTGAGCACCATTCTTTAGCACGTAGGATGCAGACACACATATGATACGTACCATGTGGGTTTTCATATCAGTTACCGGACGTATTTTATAAATGTACCCATTAAACTTGCTTTTATTAGCTCCACTAGAATAGCTAAATACCACGGGATCTCCAGAAACAAAGTTGGTCAAATCACTCTCTGGCTTACCTTTAAAGGTTAGGACAAGCACATCGTGGGCCTCAACAACTTGATAAAGCTCAGCACCCATTAATATCATTTCGTGCTTTGGTGTAGATGGAAAGTACGCCTTATAATCAGACCAACGAGCAGTTGACTCCCAGGTATAGTTTTGAGTAAAGGTAAAGTTATTACGATCATCTTGTGACATACGGCACCCTTATAACTGTTCCTGGCTCTATTGAGAAGGGGTCTGTTATTTCTGGATTTATTTCCATAATCTTCCACCAGTATCCCGGAATACCTAAATATTTATCGGACAAGGCAGCAAGAGAATCTCCATACTTCCAGGTATAGTTTATGTAAGAAGAGGTAACTTCATCAGATTCTGCTTTAAAAACAGCAATGTCATATTGCTTGGTTTTTGAGTTATAGATCTGGGCAAGTTTTCCATCATAATATCTAGATAGTCTATTTATGTTAGGCATTATGTTCTAGGTGGCTCCTCTCCAGCTTTAAGGTCTTTAGCAATCTTTTCTGAGTAGGCTGCAATGACTGCAGGGTCTGTTTCTCCGGTAATTGGGTAACGAGTAAACGATACAGACATTGTTGAAAACATAGGCACCATTTCTTCATTAAAAATTAGGTGATTTACAGAAATACTGTTTATAGAGCCTTTATACCTAAGGTTTTCGTGAAATCTTATCCACACAGGGGTTCCAGTTATATATCCAAAATCTGAAGTTACAGCTGGTTTGCCGTTTACTGTATAGGTAAGAAGACCATTTATGCTTGGTCTTGGGCTTCCATTCAATACCCGGTATAAGAACTCTATGTCGTACTCCGTGCCTCTGTTTAGTAGTCCGGCAACTTGTTCTGCGGTAAGTCTTCTGGGGTATCCATCGGTTTCAACACCATTACGACGTAGTTCAGTCATGTCTGCAATTCTGTTTAAATACAGCATAAAGTTAACAACGGTATTTCCACCAATATAGTTTGCAGGATCTTTAGAGCTTAGCATCCAGTCTACAGACATATCTGCACCGGTAGAATACTCAATAGTTTGGGGGTTATATATAAATCTAAAACCCCAAGGCTTTTTATCGTCATTGTTGGTGTTTAGGGCTATAGCACTATCTTTATCCTGAAATATAGTTCCAAGACGTCCTCTAGCTGTTGAGTCTAAGTAACGCTGTTCAGCTCGTTGTCTAGCCT